TGAAATAAATCCAGTTACAGGTAAGAAAATTTATAAAGAAGTACCTGATAAATTTGAATTTTGGTTAAGCAAATTTGTAATAAAAAATGATATTGAGGAGGACGAAGACGATTTTTAACAAATATAAGTATACAGATAATGAAATGGAAGAGTTAATATCTTCCATTACAATCCTTATTGACACAAGGGAGAAAGTCAATTCCCACATTACAGATTACTTTGATCGAAAAGGAATTTCATATAAAAAGAAAGCACTCGGTTATGGAGATTATTCGTTCATGATTCCTGCAAATGAGAAGTTATCCATACCTCGTGATTTGTATTTTAATACAACATGTGTCATTGAGAGAAAAGCTAGTCTTGAAGAGATAAGTAATAATCTGACAAAAGAGCGTGAAAGATTTGAAAAAGAATTATGTCTTGCACCAAAAACTAAAGTTCTGTTGATTGAAAACGCTTCTTATGAAGATATTGCAACAGGAAATTATGATACAAAGTATAATCGGAAATCATTCATTGCATCAATACACAGCTTTTGGTTCAAATATAATATTCCAGTTATGTTCATGCCAAACAATCAATACTCAGGATTATTTATTAGGGAGTATTTTGAATATTTCTTAAAGAATTATCTTAGATAGAGAGAATAATACAATAGAGGATTTCTGGAATGCCCATAAATAGGGCGTTTCAGAGACTCAAAAAACCAAGGAAAGACGGATTTCCTGTTAGTCATTCATTGAAAAGAAAGGAGAGAATAAATAAATGAAAATGCTTGTGTTTTATCGGTCAAGAGAATATACAAATGCAATTATATCTTCAACAAGGCATAAATTGCAAAATATGGATATGGCAAAAGGTCTTGACGTTGATTTTATTAATTTAGATAAAAGAAACTACATTAAGGTATTGGCTCAAATGGAAGAATTGCCACGCTTTGTATATATTTGGTATGACGAAGAAAAGGTTACAGATTATATTAATGAAACATACCCATCAATAGAAGTCTTACATTTTGATATGGAAAATTCAGTCGAAAAACATAATAGTGGTTTTTATGGATATACAACAAAAGAATATAAGTTAGCAGATTTAATGCTTCAGAAATTTAAGGATAGTCTTGTAAAGAAAACAATGTATCAGGTTGATTCTTTATATAAAATTTCAAAAATGGACATAGTGGATTTTCTTTATGTGAGCGATATATAACAACAGAAAACGGATATGATTTTTTAGAAACTCTTATATGTTGGTAATGAAAGGAAGGAATATGATAATGGGTTGTTTTGATTATGTTAAAGGGAAAATAAAATGTCCAAATTGTAAAACTATATTTGAAGCAGAGGATCAAGTAAAATGGACAAACTGTATGCTTCAAGAGTATGAAGTTGGAGACAAAATACCTGCAAAAGATGGTGAATATACATATGGTTCAAGCGAAAGAGGAAAGTTAATATCATTCTGTCCAATGTGTGATTCACTTATTTCATTTAAGGTTGTCGTAAAAAATGGAAAAGTATACAAAGTAAAAGAAACTGGTTTGATTTTATAGAAGATTGGAGATGAAGAAAATTGAATAGAAGAAAACTTAAGAAAGCATTTATTGAAACTATTAAAGAAATGTTTGTAGTGTTTATATTTACGATTGCTGGATGCTTAATTGCCACGTTTAGTAATGCTATTACTGGAACAATCGCATACGGATTAGCATTTATGTTTATAATTGTATTCGCAGCGAATATGTATTTGGAATATAAAGATCTTAAATATAAAGACGAGTAAATTGGAGTTTCATTGGAGGTGATTCTTACGGAATGGTATGTACTCTATAGTGATTCAAATGCACGAAAAATTGTTAAATGGAACATATTCAAGCATGGAGCTTTTAAAAAAGAAGTAGACAAGCTTTTGAAAGAAAATTTAACGAAAGACGATTTTTCAGAAAAACTTGGAAGATTGCTTATGTATTATACGTGGTCTAAAAGCGAATATGAAGTAATCGTATCACCTTGGGTTGGACGAGCAGAAGATATTAAAATTGATGTTTACAGTCAGGTACATATGAATTGGGATAGATTTGTTGATTATGTGTGGTCTTTTAGATAGCGAACAGGAGGACTAAAATTGGGATTTGAGACAAGTGAAAAATTGGATAAATGGGTGGAAAATCATAGAAAAATATGTTGTGGTTTTCATTCAATAGTAGGCGAACAGTTTGTATACGAGTTTTTACCGTATTGTACTACAGAGTGCCAAACAGTTAAGTGTACGCTGTGTGGCAAAGAATTTACAGATTATGTTGGTTAGGAGGATTAAGATTTGAAAACAGTTTTTAATTGGATTGGTGATGATTGGAGACGAGTAAAGAATCATTGTAGAACAACCGATAATAAAGATTTTACAGAGAACGAAGCAACAGATAATTTTAAAAAGAAGTTGCTTATATCAGAACATTCACCAATTAGATTACTTGAATTTGATTGGTCATGGAAAAGTATTTATTATTGGTTGAGTACAGAATGGTCAAGACATAAATTTGAAAAATTTATTAGTTCTCAAAGAGATGATAGATTGGTTGATGATACTCCACGAGGAAAGAAACCACAAGATGCATTGGTTAATTTTGATGGTTATGCTAATGAACAAAACTGTATTGATGGATGGAGAAAAAGATTGTGTGGAAACGCCACACCAGAAGCCGTTGAATTAGCAGAAGATTTCAAAATTGAATTACATAAAACACATCCATTGGAATCCAATGTATTAGTACCTAATTGTATATATCGTGCAGGTTGTCCTGAATTTGGTTGCTGTGGAAAGATTACTGATTTTATTAAATGGGCAAAGGATAATAATAAGGAAATTAACTGGCTTAATATTCAAAATAGATATGATTTATACAATGAATGGTTTTATGAGGTACACAAATAAATGTTCATTTCTTAGGAGGTGATTAATACGAGAAATCCAAATAGATTATATAATTTTTATAACGAAGTAACCAGATTACACATGACATACATGCCTGATTGGAGAGTAGGACAATTTTGGATGAACTTTTTAGGTTGGGTACAGAATGAAAAGAAACGAGATCCGTTCTTCACAGAAGAGTCAGAAATGCTTACATACTTAAAAGAATATTGTGGAGAAAAGGAGGGAGTAAATGGATAAATTTGATATTACATCAAGGGTTGAAGAACTCAATAAAGCTTCCGAAGCTTATTACAATACTGGACAACCTATTATGAGTGATACTGAGTTTGATAATAAACTTGAAGAACTCAGACAGTGGGAAGATGAAACTGGTATTGTATTATCAAATAGCCCAACGCACAATGTTGGCGCAACAGTATTGGAGAATATAAAAGAAGTTACACATAAAACACCAATGTTATCATTGGAAAAGTGCCATAGCACAGAAGAGATTGTTAAATTTGCAAATAATCATAATCTTGTGGCTTCTGTAAAGCTTGATGGTTTAACTGTACGTCTTACTTATAAAGATGGTGATTTAGTTTTAGCAGAATCAAGAGGAAATGGTGTAGTTGGATCTGATGTGACAGAACACGTTAAACAGTTTACTAATGTTCCATTACATATTAATAAGGAAGGAACTTATATAATTGATGGTGAAGCATTAATTAAATTAGAAGATTTTGCAGAGATTAACAAAAATGGAGAATATAAGAATAGTCGTAATTTAGCAGCAGGTACATTATCAAGTCTTGATACTTCGATTGTAAAAGATAGAAAACTATCTTGGTATGCGTGGGAAGTAGTTGAAGGATATAAAGATAATTCTTTTATGGTTTCTTTATTAGAGGCATTTGACCTTGGATTTGACGTAGTTCCATTTGCTAATTTGGCATTGGCAGATATGTCAATTGATGAAGCTATTGAATATTTTCTTGATGAAGCAAAAGAGAAATTTTTACCGCAAGATGGCGTTGTATTCAAATTTGATGACATTGAATATGGCAAATCTCTTGGTAATACTTCTCACCATTTCAGGAATGGAATTGCTTGGAAAGCAAAAAATGATTCATTTGAGACAGAATTAACAGATATTGAATGGACAATGGGTAAAACAGGAAGTCTTTGTCCAACTGCTGTATTCAAGCCAGTAGAAATTGAAGGGAGTAAAGTAGAACGTGCTTCGTTGCACAACATATCCGTATTAAGACAAATTATGGGTAGACCATGGCGAGGTCAACATATTGGCACATTTAAAGCAAATCTCATAATCCCTCAGATTAGATGGGCAGAAGAAGATGATAATAAGACAAAAGATTATATTGATATTCCAAATAAATGTCCAATATGCGGATCACCTACAAAGATTGTTAAAGACAATGATTCAGAAGTTCTTTATTGTACTAACGAAGGTTGTAACGGTAAATTACTTGGCAAACTCAGTCACGCAGTAAGTAAGAATGCTTTTAATATTGATGGATTATCAGAATCAACTATTGAGAAATTCATCAATCTTGGATGGTTAAAATCAATCAAAGATATCTATCATCTATCAGAACACGAAGAAGAAATGGGGTTACTAGAAGGATTCGGTAAAAAGTCCGTAGAAAAACTTCTTTCGTCTATTGAAAAATCCCGTAACACCAATCTGGAACATTTTCTTTATAGTCTTTCAGTTCCTATGGTCGGAAAATCTGCAAGTAAAATGATAGCAGAAGCAGTAGATTATAACTTTGACAATTTTATGCAGCAGATGGCATTAACAGGAGCAAAATATTTTAAATATATTCCTGGAATCGGAAATACTTTAATTAATTCTCTTGATGATTATTTTGAAAAACATTGTTCTGATATTTTAAAATTGTCAAAAGAATTCATATTTGAATCAAAAGGTAATCGTAATACTAATGGTTCATTAAAAGGATTAACATTTGTAATAACTGGTTCGCTTAATCATTATGCAAATAGAGATGAACTAAAATCAGAAATTGAAAGTTATGGCGGCAAAGTATCAGGTTCAATCAGTTCAAAAACTTCTTATTTAATTAATAATGATGTTAATTCTACGAGTTCTAAAAATTCTAAGGCAAAATCTCTAAACATTCCAATTATTAGCGAAGAAGATTTCATTAAAATGATTCAGTAAAAATTCCAATTAAAAAAGAGAATATAAATATGTAGTAATTAACATTCAAAATAGGAGGACAAATGAAAAAACGTATAGCAATTTTAGTATGTTTATTTGCAATTTCTTTTCCTGTCGTCCCCATTTGGGGACGTGATTATAAAAGTAATATAGGAAAAGAATTAAAAATAGGCACAGAAATAGCAACAAATATTAATCAATTACTTAGTTGTATTGAATTTCCAAATATCGAAACGAAAATTGGCTATTTGAACAATTCAACAAATATAAGAGTTGAGCCAAATCTTGAATCTTATGTTGTTGAGGTAAAGCCCTTTAATACAGAAATTGAATATTATGACTATGACGAAAATTGGGTATGCATAGAGCAAGATGAAAATGTATTTTATGTGTATAAATCACTGATTTCAGAAAGTCCAACCGACTACTTATCATATAATACCCCCTATAATAAAATTAAAAGTTATATGAGTTACAAATCCATAACATCAAAATCGAGTGACCAATATAAAATGCAGCAAATAGCATATACCGGCAATTATGGTATTCGTCAGGTAAATGGAAGATATTGTATAGCGGTTGGCTCTGCATATACCACAAAAATAGGTCAGTATATTGATCTTGTATTAGAAGACGGAACAATCATTCCGTGTATTTTAGCGGATTGCAAGGCTGATATTCATACTGATTCTAATAATATTTGTACCAGCGATGGTTCATTAGCTGAATTTATTGTTGATATAAAAGCATTAAGTAAAACAGTTAGATATACAGGCGATATTTCTACTGCATGTGAAGATTGGGAAAGTATGATAACGCAAGTAATTGTTTACGACAAAAAGTCCAGCTAATAAATGTCAATAG